GGGAATACAGAAAGCTTCTGTCTTTAATTTACTTTTATATTCCAAGTCTTTAGCAGCATATGCATTCATGTACCCATCACGTGCATCAAGGCAGTGTGCTTCACTTGGATAAATCATTGCATTGTATCGTACCGATGGCATGTTAGGCATCGATATAATCATTAATAAAAAAAATATTTTCACTCTTGTTCCTTTAAATCGTAAAAGTAGTTTGTATCATCGCCAGCTGTCCATTTGGATTTATTTTCTACAGAATAATATTCTGTTGACACTTTAAAATCTGGTTGCTTTGTTTTAGACGGAGTAAGCGATTTATCGTAAAATATAACTCTATTGTTAGGTTGGGCAGCATAGTGTCCATCATCTAATTCTAGTATGTTAAACGATTTATGCTCCTCTGGGATCTCTGCGTAGCTAGTATTCAAAGTGTTGTGATCCGAATGGCAATTGTCAATCGTAAATAAGTATTCACCATAATGCCATTTTTTAGAAGGCGCAAGATATTTACACCGTGTGCCTGCTAATGATTGTTTTTCAATGATAGTAAGATGGTAGCTAAATGCATCCCATAATTGTAATTCTTCTAGTGGGTAATCAACTTTAACGTTAGGATCACTAACAAAAGCACTAATAGGCAGCTTATCATATAAAGCACCATATTCCGGCAAATACGTTTCAAAGTAGAGCGCTCGACCTTGGATAGATTTACAGCTAATCCAAACACCTTCTACGTGTTCTCCATGACCTTTTTGATGGTCATATAAATATTGTTTCTTAACATAAACTTTAACTGGAGGTAGATTTGCTACCAGGAAGGACATATTAGTCCTTCTTTTTCATCATTTTTTTATAACTTGCTGTTAGGTTTTTATTAACAGCAGAATCACTGTAGTTTTGTTTCATCAATGTTCTAGAAAACTTTTCTGCACGTTCTGATGCTTTTTTAACACCTTTAACTGTCTTTTTAACGTCTTGATCAAATTTGTTTTTTTCTGATGCACCTTTAAATGCTTTTCTTTTTGCGTCGAATTTTTTCTTAGCTTTGTTTTTAGAACCACGGCCCAAGGCTTTACCGAATCCTCTTAATGCTGCTCCTACTATACTCATGTTATTTACCCCTCATGTATGTTTTGTGTGGTCTGTAGTATAACCATTTTATAAATTTATGCCATAATAATTTAGTCACGTAGGGTCCTTTAAATGGGGACCAAGGCACTACTTGAGTGCGCTTGATCCACCGAGATGAAATGAAGTTGAGAAATTATGTGTACATTATGTGTCAATTATGTGCAAGGAAAAAATGCTTGACATGTTTTTTATCCACAGTGTCAATAAAATAATTTATCTTGACATAAATAATGGCGGAAAACAGGGAAATAAAACTCTTGTTTTGTTCACGTGAACATGGTATACACCCTTATACGAAAGAGAAGGCCAGCACAATTGCAATGGGTTGGTACTCTCTGGCTGAACAACAATCACAAAGTTGTAAGGCATGCTTTTAGGGAAGTACGGACAAGTGTCTGAGGTAACTAAGGGTGGTACTGAAGTAGCGTTATTATGTAGAACATGATTT